CAATTTGATGTATTTTTTCGAAATCATGAGCTCAACAATTTCGCGCAAAATAGGAATCATTCCCGAATGATGAATTCCGACCCCTTTTTCCAAGAGTTTCACCAATTGGTGGTATTCAGGTAAATTCGCATATTCCTGGTAATTCGGCAATTTACGGATGATTTGGTCACATTCACGCGCCACAATGTAGGGGATTTTTGAATCGTCCTCCAACAAATTTGCCGTAATTTCTTTCGCGAAAAGCTCGACATTTTTTCGGGAAAACACAAACGCAATTGCTGGGAACATTTCGCGATCTTTCAAAAAAGTACACAGTTGATTCAAAACATGAGCTCGTTTAGGAGCCATATCGTATTCCTCTATGAGTTTCTTAGTTCGTACGAGTTTTAAGTACGCATCTTCTTGATAGGTACCTACCGCAGTTTTCAGTGTCAATAGTTGCTGTGTGCCGTCACGAACTTGTTGATGGAGTGTCTTATCTTTGGTCTTCTTGAAAAATCCCTCATTGGTTATCAAAAATCCATAATGGGTGAGAGGCACAATACGATGGGTGGTGGACGACAACCATACTTGTTTGGTAGTATCTCCACGCTCACACCATTGTGCGAATTTTTGTGGGGAATCGATGGTAGCTGACAACATAATCATTTGAATATGTTTGGGCAACATGAGAATCGTTTTTTCCCATACGGAACCACGGTCACGGTCATTGATATAGTGAATTTCGTCCATCACTACACACGCCAATTCGGTATCTATATCAATCTGAAAATGCGTATTATGTTGTGTGGATGAACCTTGGTCCCAACCTAACTCCAGAGGTAGCTTCGCTACCGGAGGAGTTTGAAACAACGCATTCAACAAAATTTCCGCAGTCATAATCAAAACATCCGCTGTGGGATTCAATTTAATATCCCCTGTAATGAGTCCGAACGAAATCTCCGGATATTTTTCAGTAAATTCGTAGTATTTTTGATTGGAAAGTGCCTTGATGGGCGATGTATAAATCGTTTTTTTGCCTTTTTTATGAAAATATTGTAGAGCGAATTCCGCGGGTAAACTTTTACCACTCCCCGTATGCGCGGTTATCAAAGAATGTTGTCCTTCGATAATCGCCTGTATCGAATACTTTTGAAAATCCGATAATACGTAAGGAAACCATTCAAAATATTCCGTATATTGGATGTTTGATTCGTTCGGATAGGGTTCATTACAAACTACTACCATGATTACTTAGGTATACATTATATCATCACTGAATGTGTTTATGTTGTTTATGAAACAACATAAATATTTTTTGTATTTGACTATATTCAGTGAACAATGTCGAATAATACCAATCATTCTCGAGGAAGATTGGGAAACCAAATCATACGTAATACCGCGTGTAGTCTTCTATCAAAAAAATATGACCTGCGATTTACGTACGGATATGACTCCCAAATGTGTGAATTAGGTATTCCACTCCATTATAATGGAACAAAATATCACACAAAAATGGTCAAACTCGAAGACGATGATTTCCCACGATTTTTATGTCGTGACCACTTGGGTGAATATAACATTTACGCGAACGACAACTTTTATCAAACATCAGAAGCAGCAATGATATACCGTGATTTCTATCATTCTGACGAGGTGAAAACATCCATCATGTCGATTAACCCTTTCAAAGAACGTTACAGTGCTAATAACGATGTCTATGTACATATTCGCCTATCTGACGCCACATGTTGGTGTCCTAGTTTCGATTATTATGACAAAGTATTGGGTTCATTGACTTTTGATAACGGATACATATCTACAGATGATTTTGAACATGAATTATGTCAAAAACTCATGTCAAAATACAAGCTTACACCACTTCGTGTCATGAATGAAGTTACAACCATACATTTTGCGTCTACATGTAAATACGTTGTATTAACCAATGGTACATATGGCTGGTTTATTGGGCTTATTGCCTGGTTCTCTACCATTTATTATCCCAATTTGAATTTGAGGGAAAAGTACCACGGTGATATTTATGTTTACCCTGAATGGAATCAAATTGATTATATGGGGTAATTATACCTTGCTTACAAATTGATTTTTTCATCAAATAATGAATATACCTCACGATCATGCGAAATAATGATGATAGATTTTTTAAATTTTCGGAAATCACTGATCAATTGCAACAATTCACCTTTCAAATTCGGATCTAGCGCATTGGTTGGTTCGTCCAACACCAATATCTTGGAAGGATTAATTAATCCACTAATCACATTTGTAATTTGTCGTTGACCACCCGACAAGTTTTCACCGAGAGAACCCGATTTCTTTTTATAAATATCGATGTTTTTGTATAAATCGCGGATCTTGGGGTATTTTTCAAAAATCAATTCCAAATTTTCTTTGCATTTGCCTTCATCGTTGCAACCATACATAAAGTTCTCCATAGGCACACGATCAAACAATTTGGAATTCTGATTCACATAAGTTATGTTTTTTCGGAGGCATGTTACATCAATGTCTTTCAAATTACATCCATCGATGAATATATTTCCAGTATAATTGTTGTAAAGTTTCAGTAATAATTTGGCAAACGTGGATTTACCACGCCCAGATAGCCCACAAATACCGATGATATTGTTATTTGTTTTCAACGTTAAATTGAAATGGTCCAACACCATATTTGGAGACGTTTTATATTTAAAACTGACGTCTTCGAAACGAATTACATCAAATTCAACATCACTGTCGATCGGCTCTTTTTTTTCTATGTTCAAATCCAAATCCATTTCATCAAAATGGTCGATCACTGATTCAATACGTCCGTAAAATTCAACAAAATCTGATATATTCTGTATAAGAGCAGTCATCTTTTCACGATACAATATAATAATTGAAAATAGGGTAATAAAAGTGGCCAAAGACATTTTATTCGAAATACGTAAATACGCGCTGTAATATATCAATATGAACATAACAATATAAATAAAAACAGTGATGACGGTGGAATGATCAATGGTAGTTTTATAAAAATCATATGCTTTTTGTGTAACAGTATTACTTAATTCCTTGAACACCGTGATTTCGTTCTCAGCCTGACCGCGAAAAATGATCTTATCCATATTGTTCAACAATTCCAAGATATAAAATTCGTTGTAGGTAGCCACTTTCTCATATTCGTCATTCTTTTTAATTATTTCTTCCAAATAAAAGTATGGATACAACAAAATCAATCCATTCGCGACAACAAAGAACAACCCTAAATAAGGATCAATCGAAAAAATATAAAACACAATCACCATAAGGAAAATGACAGTTGGTATTAAAAATGTAATAACGTCGTTGAACATCATAAAACTGGTGGTGGATAATCGAGCAATCGGTGAATCTAATTCCATGAAACTTTTTTGACTGTAATTTTCGTTGTTATTTAACAAAACAATTCGGAACAATTCGAAACGTGTCCATTGTCGTAATTTTGTTATCAAATCCACCTGAACCTTCTTATACAAGTGGTAAAATAACAGAAACACCAAGGATATGAAAATGAACATGTAAATATATTTATATACATCTGTATTTCCACCCGATTTAATATGTGTTATGATGCTTGCTGTTACCATAGAAATACCATTCGTTTGGAGAACATTGACGATAATACATAGAACAAACAACAAAATGGTATTTGTTTTTTCTTCACTTAAAAATTTATCTATCAATTTATAAATCAATTCCATGAGATGATATAGGTGAAATAATATATATTATATATTATATCGAAATATATAATATTCATGACATCTAATCCTGAAAATAACCCCATACTCTCACCTTATGGCGCACCATTTGGCGCCGTTTTAGGTCAAGACAATCGTGTGGAAGAATTAAATAACCGAATTACAGATCGTACATTTCCAGATGTCGATTTTCGTCCTAATTTTAGTCCTCGCCCTGTCATGACAAAATATTCGTTGCTTCCTATTATCGATCAGCGCCAGACTGCTACAGTCAAGATAGACCCTTATTTAGACTATTATCCTGAGGTTATGTTTAATCCGGGAAATGCTCGTGGACCGGTAAGTGGTTACCTAAATCGTGTCGACTTGGAAACCGATTTAAGAAATCAGACACGTCCTTTGGTGCCCGTCGATGTGGTCGGTAATCAATATATACCTTCATTGAGTAGCGATCTTTATTCTGTCACTGTTTCGTCGAGCAAACCTGTCATACAAACCCATCCAGGGCTGTTCGATAAATTTGATTACCAAAGTTCAACCACCAACTTGGAAGGTACTATGGTTGGCAACGATTTGTTCAATAATAACACGCGAATTCAGATACGTGGTCTATAATACAAAAAACTATTATAGTATAATAGTATAGTGGTGATAAATACATGAATTTTTTCAAAAATAAATGGTTGATATTCATGATAATATTGGCTGCTATGTTACTCGTAATGACATTGTATAAAAAATTGGATAATCATAAAGCCGAGGGATTCAATCAAAATGCGGCATTTGTGTTAAAACGCAACAATGAAATCTATGATTCTTATTACGCCATGATTTATGACGACCTGTACAAAACGAAACCTCGTGTCGAGTTTGAATACAAACAAATTGTGGATATGACCTATCCTACCAAGGAGAACAGCGTATTTTTAGATGTCGGGAGTGGAACCGGCAATTTAGTCAATAAATTGACCGCAGAAGGTTACCCGGCCTACGGTATTGATGAATCACATGCGATGGTAGATGTAGCGCAACACAAATATCCTAATATTGATACCAAATGCGGCAATGCTATGGATTCCATGTCTTATGATCGTGGAATGTTTACCCATATTTTATGTATGAATTTTACCATCTATCATTTCCAAGATAAAGCCGGATTTTTACGTAATTGCTACAATTGGTTGATGCCTAATGGATATTTGATCGTACATTTGGTAGACCGTTCAAAATATAACCCCATTGTGCCTATTGCGGTACCGAGTGGTTTGAACAATCCTCAGGATTATTCCGACAAACGTATTACGGATGCCGCGGTACAATTCCCGGGTTTTTCTTACAAGGTTACCACGGATTTTACACCCAAAGGAAGCCAGGGTGTTCAAGACGATAAACGTGTTGTTGTTACGGAAACATTTAAAGATGATACCACACAAAATGTACGTCAGAATGAATTGACCATGTACATGGAAGACATCAATGATATTATATTCATTGCTGGAAGGTGTGGGTTTGTGGTTCAAGGAAGTTCTCAGTTTGTCAATGACCGTTATCAATACATTTATATATTTGAAAGGCAGGGGTAATATTCTAAATCCTCCAAACTTGTCCGGTGGAAAAGCCACATTCTGAGTATAAGAAAGGTTATTCCGTTATCACTACTGAAAAATACCCAAGACTTTTGTATTGTTACTACACAACAATACAAAATACAAAGGATTGGACTCCCACCCTTCCTGTATAACAGCGTGAATTTACGTCTCGTTATGCCCACCCAAAGGGTGGGTATTTCTTGGCGGAGGAGCGTACGAGGAACCCGCAGGGTTCCTGTAATTAGCGCACGTATTTCCCCGACCGTGAGAACGAATCTACAATAAAGATAACAAAAACACCTAAAAATAAATATAACAAAAATTCTTCGGTTATGTTGGCGGTCTTTTCCACTTGGTTCTCTTCCAACATGTGAATCATATAATTTATTTTTTCGATTAATTTATCGTCGGTTGGACTGCCAGTGGCTCCAATACCCATTTTCGCATAATATGGTTGATTTTGAAACAATTTTGGGGATGCTTCGTAGGTTTTTTGATAATTGCTGTAATCCGTTGCAGCACCCTCATTTGCTAAATAATTTCCTGAAGTCATATGTTTCAAGCTTTGTGGTAACAATTCACTAGGATCCAAATTACGAGAACGGTAATAATTGGCATTGGCATCTTTGGTAGGTTCACGGTTATTCGTCATGGACGGATTATGAATCGGCTGAAAATCTGCGAGTTTGTTACCGTCGTTCTCCGCATTCACTGTCGTAATCTTGTTCAACATTTCATTCACACGATCCGTTTTGGCTGCATTGGAGGTTTCCACATCGTCAATTGTGGGTGGCATGGTATTTTGTAAATTTTGATAATTTTCCGTAGTAGAAGTATAATCATCGGGGCTCATGTCACCTATATTGTCATTATACGGGCGTGTTTTCACGGTTTTTCGCATGGTAGATTGTCGTTTTCTAGTTTGTGTTTGTGAATTGTCACTTGTCCATAAAGAAGCAGTTGCTGCTAAAGACATTTTTAATGAATAAAATATAAAAAATATGGAGAAACTATCTTACAAAACCCAGAGAAATTTATTACACATCGAATACCAAAGGATATTATATCAATTATTGTATATATTGCGTCTCTTCCATTAATGAAGTTTGAATACTCTAAATGTTTTTGTGATTTTTCTCTCATAATATTGATTTTTATCTTCTTAACTTATCCCGTGGAAATGGAACAGTTTAGTCATTCGATTTTAGGCAAATTATGTGCGGTTATTTTGATCGCCTACTACACAACACAAAATCTCATATATGGTCTACTGTTCTGTGTGGTAGTTATCTATTATTATCAGTTCCATCATTTTGCGATGGATACCCAAAAAATAGCCGAGGGGTTCACATCGGTCAACTTTTATGAATCAGGAAAATACACGAATTATGTAGAACCTGTTGTCTATCCCACAAGGAGTGAGGACGAAAACCTATTTGTACAAAAACATTGCGATATTGGCGGAGACATAAAATACAATGATTTTACTATCAATCCTGAAATGGTGGAACATGTGTTTCCGGAAGTTCAAACTTCGGGACACTCTGTGTGTAATCCATGCAATCCCATGTGTAAATTTTCCATCATGAACAATAAATTGCGTACGGAAGAAGAAATCGTCAAACCCAAAAGTTCCAACGAATGGTTCTCTACCATTTTTGGTAAATAATACAAAAAAATACCAGTATAAGGTATAGTGGGTCACAACTATGAAAATGAAGAAAAAAGAAACGCCCAGAGATCCTAACAATCCATTTGCGATGACGAATACAATGAATATCACCAAAATACCCAATATTTCCTTTACAAAAAATCCGTGGAAATACATTGTTACACATATTGACCGAGTCGTTCAAAATTTAAATACAAGTAAAATATTCGCGGGTATCATGATTATCGTTTTAAATATTGGTTCAAAATTTGTCAATATCAAACTCAGCAAAAGTATGGAAGGCTATTTAAAATATACCTTTAGTAAGCAAATCCTGGTTTTTGCCATTACATGGATGGGAACACGTGATATCTATATTGCCTTTGTAATTACCATATTGTTTACCATATTAAATGAATATTTGTTCAATGAAAACAGCAAATTATGTTGTTTATCTGAATCATTTACCAATTATCACGTGGAAATGTTGAATAACGAGGGCATGGAAAACAAAACTGTCAGCGACGAAGATATTCAGAAAGCCCAGGCTATTTTAGAAAAAGCCAAATCGCAACAAACGCGAATAGCAAACTCCTCCGCAAGCAAGCTTGCTCCGGAGTTAGGAGATTTTTCTCCGCTGTCGCTACGGAAAAATGCTCCAAACTCAACCACAATCAATCTTGTTCCGGAGTTAGGAGAAACTCATTCGGTAGATTCACCACATGAATTATTTGATACGGGTATAGAAGCGAATCATTCCGTTCACGAACCACCTATGGAATACATTAATATGGCACCCATGACTTCCGAATCGTCTATGGCCTATGCATCTGCCTAGTGTTTCAAAATAATATACTATATTGTATACGGGAAATATAGTATAATCACACATGTCTAATAAAAACGATGATGATATAGAAAATGTACGTAACAATAAAATTAAATTAATTAAAACATCGAATGAAGAAGAACAAAAACAAAGTGTGGATATCACGTTTTATGAAATTTATCCAATACAGATCATGATACAAAGCAATGTACCGAATAAACCCGAATTTGCTTTAAAAAGTTCCATGTTTATGAGAGAACCTAGACCCGAAAGTGCGAAAAAATTCAAGGAAAAATACGCAGAATCGCCTTTTTTTACCAACGAATATGAATATCCTTACAGTTATCTAGTTAAATTAGAACAATTCGAAATCATGGATTTTTTCTTCCTCCGAGAAGAATTCGAATTGAAACTCAAAAAATATCTATTAAAAATACTCGGAAAAGACAAAATAAAACAGGTTGCCAGTGATACTGAAAAAAATGAAAATAGTAAAAAAAATGTCATGTACATGCTGATGTTATTATTTAAAACCGTTTACCCCAGAGAAAACAACATTAATAGCTCTTTTTCCGAGTTTTTAGACCAATCCGCATCGAGTATCAATTTCAATAATATCATGGACTTTACACCCACCTACACCTATTTGAAAGAATCCGGCACAGAATATACTGTATTAAGAGCGCTATTTTTGAACGATGTTTTTAATAACAGTGTATATCGCAAATTATTTGAAGCATATTATGATTATTATGTTTGGTGTGGTAAAGAAAAAAACAAGGTAATGCGGGAGGAAAAAATAAATAAATCAAAAATTGAGCGTCTGATACGTGATTATACTAAAATAGACAATGATATCAGTATTATGAAAACACAGGCAGAACAAATTGCTCAACAAAATTCGGGCGCAACAAAGCGATATGAATTAATCGAATATGAATATAATTTACAATCATTGATTACTATTTTTGATTTATTGAAATTATACCAACAATTTAAGTCTCCTAGTAGTAATAAGTCTGAAATTCGAAATGATATGAATAAACTTTCAAAAATTAAAACGAAGAATATTCCTCCCACCGAAACTAAAGTTACAAGCAAAGTGGAAGCTGATGAACTATTTAATAAAACACAAAATATTATTATTGAATTTAAGGATTCCGATGGCTATGTTTATCGAGGTAAAATAAAAAAGGTTACTAGTGATATAATTGAATTTGAGATACATAAATCCAATACATCCCTTGATATTACCATCAAAATCAAAATATCCGAGAATCCTGTTTTTATTGTTTCGGGTCTTTATACCGATAAAATTACAAAATCCAAAACTATGTCAGATGCGGATAAGAAGAAATTATTACAAACATTTGACATCAAAGAAATTTATTTTGATAATAATAAAAATAAAACAAATACATTTCAGTACCCATATAATGCTACCACATCCGGAAATTTTCTATTAACAGACACCAACGAAAAAAACGGTGTTAAATGTATTGGTGGTAAAACAAAATGTACATCGAGTAAACCCCTTCAATTGTCCGACGCTGAATTTGACAACGTTGTCAATAAACTTATCGATAAAATCGAAAAATCATTTATCAAAATTCGTGAAAAACCACAAAACAATACACCAGAAATTGAATCTGACCTTTCACCTGATGATATTATTTTCGACGTATTAGATAGAATTGAGACCTTTTTTAATTACGTAAGCAATAAACTCGCATTCAATCGAGACACCAAAACATTTATAAAAAATTTGATACAACCTTACACTATTTATAAGGAAAGTAAATTGTTAGTTGACCAATATTTTAGATATAAAAAAGTGGACATCAATTTCCCATTAGAAAAATACGATGGTTACATGAGTTTCATCAAGGTATTGAAACAGTATTTGAATCCGGTTCGCGAATCAACCAATCGTAATTTCCAAGATATTATCACTAATTATGCGAATAATCGTACCGGAAACGATTCTGAATATCCACAATTTGTGATTGTTGCTGATAGTTTGATGAAATGCTTTGATAAATTTAACCCCAAATGTATGATTATCAAAGATAAATCACGCCGCGAAATCATAAAACCGTTTATAGATACTGGTATTTCTGAAATTAATATCAACGTGGTGAATCAACATAAATACGAAATGAATCTTCATTTGGATTTGGTGGAAGGACATCTTACTCCTCAAAACACCCATCGAATTAATTGTACGTATCAAGACGCTAGATTGACGGATCGTTTCGAAATATTAGTTAACAGGAAACGTCGTGGTGACTGGTTAATCATGCCCGCGCCTTTTACAAAAATACCTCCTGACAATGGTCCTGAAAAACCTTCACGGTTCGCCAGTATCACGAATGCGGTCAGTAGTTTGTTTGGTAAGAAGAAAAATGTGCCTCAACAATTGACTTCGGATAAATCTACAAATAAGGGAGTACCTAAGGCTACTACAGTAAAAAAAGGAGGGAAACGCAAATACCGACGTACCAGACGGAATAAAAAATAGGAGATTATCTCCTTTACACACAATCAATACTAAGAATAATCCGTAATATATGTTTATTTTTTGTAGAATGTTGCCACACCGTCCTTATAAACACCTACTTCCATGCTGACATCGCCGTTTTCGTCGACGTCATAAATCGTGCCATTTTGTTCATTCGTTGTGTAGTATGTCTTACCA